GGTGACGGTTCCGGTTACGGTTTCGGTTTCGGTTCCGGTTACGGTGACGGTTCCGGTTCCGGTTACGGTGACGGTTACGGTTACGGTGCCGGTTCCGGTTCCGGTTACGGTTACGGTTACGGTTACGGTGACGGTTACGGTTCCGGTTCCGGTTCCGGTTCCGGTTCCGGTTGACCTAACCCAAAACCCCACAACTCCCGAATCTCCTGGATAACTGAGTCATCCCCCATCAGCCAGCGTCGAGCCAGCCGTCCGGTGACCTTGCTTGTCCACCACCGACGAGCTCGCCAGTCTGGATCGATGCCAGGTAGCGCGAGCTCGAACAGTGGGGTGCAAAGGTTCCCCGCGAGGCCTCTTTCTATCTTCGTCTCGAACCCCCGGTGTTCGGCGAGGAGAGCCAGCGCGGTCGCGTGCCCCGATGCCCGGTGGCCACGGACCCGAGCGAACACGCGATACCACTGAAGGCCGTCCCGCAGCCGTGCCGACAGGCTCGCGGCCCCACCCGGTTTGTAGGCTCGCTCACCCCAGTCGCTACCAATGACCCCCAGCCGCTTGCGGAGGAGCCACAGCGGTGAGCGTGAGCACAGGCACGAAGCGATCGAGATGATTGGATTGACCACGAGCACGGGCGCCGCTGCCGCTGCCACGTCGTAGATGGTCACCTGTCCCCGGTGCTTCACTCGCCCTGTCGTGACACCCCGAGTCGAGTTCCCCCACCATGTCGAGCCACCGTGACCCGCGAGGGCGAGGTGGTCGATGGAGCGGGCTGACTGGTCGGCGAGGACCTCGAGGAGCTCCTCTCCGGTGGCCACCTTGACGACGGTATCCGTGACCCCAGCTTCGGCGAGTTGGGCGGCTGATCGGAAAACACCGAGATCGCCGCGCGAGCCGTGGGCGCTCCAGATTGAGAGTTCGTTCATGGTTGTCCTCGCTAGGTCTCGATGAAGTCGGCCGTCGCCAGCACCGTCGGAATCAGTCCACCCGCGATCTTCACCGGGATGTGACCGATCGCCACGAGGTAGGCGTAGCCGGGAACGATTCGGATATCGATCGGCACGGTGACGGACGAGAGCGGGGCCGCGAAGCTCGCCCGGTAGATGCCAGCGGAGAGCGTCTCGACGCCTGCTGTAACCCCGTCGCTGTTTCGGGTCTGCTCGACTCCCGCTGTGACGACGGTCGCCCGACGCGCCGGGGTCAATGTGATGTTGAGTCCATCGACAGCAATTGCCCCGAGCGTCACCCACAGCCGCAGGAGGTCCGCGTGGTCGAAGGGCGGCATCACGCCGCCAGCCGATGCAACGGCAAATTCGGTGAGGTCTTGCGGCCCCGGTGGAGTGCCGCCATCGTCGAAGGCCCTCACCCCGCTTCGGATATTGCCGATCATTTCTCGATGAAATCGGCCGTGATGAGGGCTGCCGACGTTGCATCCCCGCCGACGCGACCAACACCCACGAGGTAGGCGTATCCAGGAACGATGTCGATGTCGATCGGTACGGTCACATCAGTCAGTGCGACGGTGAACCCGAGCGTATAGACGCCTGCCGAGAGCGTCTCGACCCCGGCTGCAACCCCGTCAGAATTGCGAACCGGCTCGATGTCGACCGTCGATATCGTCCCTCGTCTCGCGGGCGTCAGCGTGATGATCAGCCCGTCCATGGCGGTGCCGTCAAGCAACGCCCACAGCCGCAGTACGTTGCCCTGATCGCTTGGGGGCATCACGCCACCAGGAGAAGCGACAGCCGCCACGGTGAGGACCTGGGCCGCGGGCGGGGTCGCGCCATCGTCGAAGGCCCTCACCCCGCTTCGGATGTTGCCGATCATTTCTGCTCTCCTGATTCAACGATCTCGCCCTGTAGCGCGGTGATTGCCTCGGTCAGCTCGCTAGGGGGTGTCTCTGGCACGTCACCAGGACCAGCCCCGCCGAAGTGCGCGGCAACGGCCATGGCTGCCTCGAGTGCCTCTCCGACCCATTCCTGCCAGTCGGCCCCGTCGCGCACCATTTCGCAAGCTCCGACCCCAGCACGACCAGCGATGAGCGCGAGCTCCGCGATACCGAGGGCCTGATTCCATTCCTCGCCGCCATCGTCGCCCACCGTCTCGCCAGCCGCCGAGATACCGACGTCAAAGGCCGAGACCACGGCCTGCTCAGCCACGCAAGGAGCGCAAGCCGAGGAGCCAACGACGAGGAGAGCGAGGAGCGCAACGGGTGGCTTAGGCCGAAGTCCGAGCCCAGCGAGCAGCCCGACAGCGCCCGACATGACGGCACCAACGATGGCCTCGAGGTCGATGGCCGTCCCCGAGAGCAGCGCCACGACGAGCAGTGCAACGGCGACGACAGTGGCGCAAATGATGAGAACGATCCTGGTCTTTGGTGCCATTTATCCTCCGTGGAGGATGATACACGACTGGTCAGACGGTGATGAGGAGCTTGATGACAGCGGCGAAAGCAGCGACGGACGCAGCGGTGACGGCACCCGCGGCGATCATGATTGAGATGGTCTTAGCTGCCCCGGCCCCTGTGGCCCGAACGGCTGCGGTCTGGACGGTGGTATTCCCTAGCTGGTCGCGTATCCCGCGCATGTCGCCGCGCATCTCGACAACGAGCTCGTGGGTGTGGGTCGTGGTTTCTTCAACGCGAGTTAGACGCTCGACCATCGGTTCATGGGCGTTGCATCTTGAGGTGGATTTTTCGACCACTGTTGCTGTCCCTTCCATCGAGACGATCTAAAACTGGAAGCCGTGCATCCCGATGTTGAAATCGAGCGCCCCGCCGTCGCCCGCCCCGCCTCCGCTGTCCGCCATGACGTTCGATCTCGGGATGTAGTTGACGATCATGCTCAGGTTGCCGTTGGGATAGAGGTCAAATTCCTTTGATTGCAGCGTCTCCTTGTCCATGATCATCCTCGGCCACGCACCGGGGACCGTCACGTCATCAGCGGTGCCGAGGGCTGAGCCCATGCCGATGGTTATCTCGAGAGCCTGAGCCGTTGCGGCTGCGTCAATTCTCGTGTGAGCCATGAAACATTTGAGCTGGACGCCATAGGGCACGTCCTCAGTCCCGCCTGGTCCGAGCACCGCGAGGTTCCACGGGCTGCCTGTCTCCCCGAACACGTTGGCCGCGTTGACGTGGAGCACCCCGTTGGCGAGTAGTCGCCCCGTGATGCGTCCTCGCCCCTCCGACGAGACCGACATTGAACGACAGCCGATACCAGCGCCATCGGAGCGAATCAGACCAACGTGAGCCGCGCCACCGATCGGGATCGTGCATTGGAACGGAGCCGCCGTGAGAAGCGCGATCGAGTTCGTCCCGTGCTCGTTCGGCGGGGTTCGACTGGTGATGATGAACCCGTTGACCTCGAGGTCTGCCTCCCCATAGTGATTCTTTTTCGGGACCATGTCGGTGAAGGGCGCGAGATAGACATAGCCCCAGGTGTCGGCGGTCTGGAGAGCTACTGAGCTTGCCGATTCGACCATGAGGTTTTTGAGCTGAACCGTTCCGCCCGCGATTGTTCGAGCGTGGACTTTGGCCCCAGCGACCTCGGCTTCGAAGTCGATCTCGAAATCGTCCGAGACGCGGCCAATCCCGTTGACGGAGCGACAGAAATAGCGACTCCGTCGGCAGCGACCCGAGGCTGTTCCAGAGCCTGCAACGTCCTCAAGCTGGATATTGACCGGCCAAACATACTGCTCGTCGATCGCGGCGTAGATCGCTGGGCGATAGACGGCAGCGATCGGCGCCCATGTGGCCGTTGCTGCGGGGATTGTCGCGATCGTTCCAGGAATCCACTGGTACTCAATTTGGCTCTCGTATCGCTTGTCGAGAGCAGCACCGGAGGGTGCGAAGACCAGCGTGGCCGGATTGAAAATATCCCGGAATTCGCTCAGCGTCGTTTCGAGAACCACGCGGGCCTCGAGGAGCCAAAATCGAGCCGTCGTGTCCCACGGGTCGGCGACCGTTTCCTCGGCCATTTGGAGACCGAACCGGTAGTCGGAATCGAAGGTGCCGGGGGTTGGGACGTCGGGCGGGTTCGCCGGGACGCTCTGACCGAGGATGCCCGTCGAGACGGCGATGGTCAGTCCACCGTTGTTCCGAGCGATGAGCCCAGAGCTGAGGCTCGTCGCGAGGGCGATTGTCGGCGTGGTCGTCGGGATATTTCCCTGAACCGAGCGGACCTTGAGCGCCGATAGCATCTCCGAGATTTGCCGGTTGATGAGGTCCTGAGCCTGCACGATGTCGTTGCTGACGGTGCGCTCGAGGGTGGTGATCGGGATCGAGTCTTGAATCGCCATTTGTGCTCCCTACGGGACTGAGTCTACCAGCACGAGCAGCCACGGAACGCCAGCCACTCGCGTCTTTTCAATTTCAGCCACGAGCCGTTCGAGGTCGTCATAGTACTCGTAGGGAGCGCCGTCCCACGGGGAATAGTCCCATGCCGCCGATGGGTGGACGCCGCCGACCCCTGGATCGTAGTCCCAGCACGCTCCTGGATCGCCGTAACCCTCGCGCTGGACCACGACATAAAATCCTTGATACGCGAATCGCTCGCCCTGCCAGAAATGGTGACGTCCGAGCAGCCCGACATCGGCTGCCGTGTCGTCCCATGGAGAATGGTCCCACGCCGCGCCCGTGATGTCGGTGCCGCGTGATTCGGAAATTTCAAAGGGAACGCCGATCGGTCCGAGGATGCGCTGTGCTGCCCGTTGAAGGGCGTTCGGGGCGACTGTGTCGGGGATGGCCTGCACGCGGGGCCTGTATGCCGCGTCGAGCTCGTGGGCGTTGCGCCCGATGTTCCGCTCGCCGCCGATCTCGTCAAGCCATGGGTGGACGCCGCCCGACATGTCACCGTCCAGATCGGCGAGGATGCCGATGACGTTGACGTCGACCACTTCGACCGTGTTCAGCGCGCTCGCGGCGACGGCTAGAGCCCCGTCGAGCGTCATCGAGGTGAACGCGGGGCCGACGGTGACGGCTAGGACGCGGCGGGGGTTTTCGGCAACGTTCGGGCCTGCGGTCCAATTCACGAACTGGCCGACCATCCCAGCGTCGAAGCGGTCGCCGTCGCCGTTGTCGGTGATCACGACCGGGGCCACGCCGTTCGTCGTGGCGAGCTCGACGGTCATCACGAGGCCGCGCTTGAACGCGACGCTATGCCCTTGGGTGTCGGGGACGTTGCCCTGGTAGCCAGCGCGAGCAGCGACGATCGAGGCGGCGGTCGGCCCCTTCGAGCCGTTGACCATCGTCACGTCAGCGGAGAGTTCGACATTGGCCTCGAGCACGACCTCATCATCTGGAGTTCGCACTTCGACGAGGAGCGGGTCGCCTTCGAATAGGTCCAGGTCTCCCGCTGTCGGCGGTGTCCTGGTGAGGATGAGCGAGCCTGTCGCCTCCGTCGCCCCGGCTGCGGGCGGGGCCGTCTGGATCGAATGGGGGGCGATGTACATCGCTTGCGTCGTGGTCTCGACGGAGCCGGCGACTCGAGCCATAACGGCGGCGATCGACTCGATAACGTCGACGCCGCGCCCGTCGGCCTCGTCCTCGAGCGGTACCGTGTAGCTCTCGGGGAGGACCCGCCGCCATATTTCGATGAGCTCAGCTTGCGTCAGCGCCATGGGGACTAGATTACACCGAGGGCGTGATGAGGTCTGCGCGGGTTCGGATGATTTGCCCCGACGTGGGCACGATGTCGCCTGTCGGGACGGCCACTGCGTCGTCGAGGACGATGACGCCCGAGACGGAGCGGGCCGACGTGTAGATGAGCGATTGTTCGAGCGTGACACCAGGAGCAAGCGAGTTGACCTGGGCGATGATCGTCGAGCGCACGGAGTCGAAGGCCGCGGCCGAATCGGTCCCCGTCTTGTAGCGGAGCAGGAGCTCGATCGACTGGTAGAACGGGACGGAGCCGAAGACGTCCACCCAAATACCACCGCCCCGATACTCTCCGAGAGCGAGCACAACAGCCGCGTTTAGGAGCGCGTTCGACTGTCCGTTCGCGTCGGCGACGTAGAGAAACACGAACCCATTCGGGAGTCCGTCTGTCCCAAGTTGCTCCTCGGCGGTGGCTTGGGTGATGCCGGGGACCGTGCGAGCGCCGAACTCGATCGCGGCGAGGATGGCTCTCCGAGCTTGCGCGTAAAATAGACGGACACGAGCCCGAAAGCTCTCGTCCGACTCCGTGAAGTCGCCACCAGCCGCCACGTCGGGGTTCGTGACGAGGATCGATGAGTCGGTCGGAACGTCGATGAATCCCGTGATGGTTCCCGCCGCGACGTTGCCTGCTGTTCCCGCCTCGACAGCCTGAGCCGCGACGGTGAAGGGGCCAAGGTCAGCAGCGCCGAAGGCCACGATGGCGAGCGTCTCGAATCGAACGCCCGTCGTGCTTTCGAGCACGTTCCCTGATGCGTAGTTGATGGCCCCGGCTGCGGAGCTTGGGCGTGTGAACTGGAGCGTCACGCGGGATGGAGACGCGGTCTTGCGGACGATGCTGGTCGAGTACCTGTCGGAGACCCAGCGGTCGAGCGCGAGCCCGCTGGCGCCATCGAGGGTGAGGTCGCTCACGGCCTTTCCAGCCGCCCGCGAAACCTCTTCGCACATTGCTGCGGCCCCAGCTCCGATCATATTTATGTCCGAGCCGGGGGTGTAGACCTCCTCGGGCGTAAGCCGGTCCCCAACGTCGCGAAGCTCGGCGCGAAGCAAGAGCTCGTGAGCGAAGACTTCAAAGAGCTGGGGGCGCGTCAGCAGGGCTGTCATTGCTACTCCTCACCGTAGGCGTGCTCGAGCGCGAACGAGCCGAAGGCGTCGCCGACTTTCAGCTTGATGACCGTCATACCGGGGAGCGGCGTCGAGACAACGGCGCGAACCGAAATCACGTCGGGTTCCTCTGAAATTTGAGATTCGATGTCGTTCTGGAGTTGACGGAGCTGGGTCGCTCGAATCAGGGTCTTGTCGGCGATCTTGAGGCCGTAGTTGGGGAGGTGCATCATCGAGCCCTTGGGGGTCGACAGGCGGCGATAGATGCGCTTGCGGAGGTACTGTCTGCGGGTTTCGACGTCGAGGTCGCCCGTGTCGGAATAGACGAACGTGCCGAGTTCTTTCCCGTCACTATCGCGCGGGGTCTGCGGGTTTCGGATGTCCCATCGATTCGCGCTGATTCGTTCGAGCGGGATCGTGTCAGCCCCAGCCCCGAAGGCGACGATCGTGATCGAGGTTGGAGCAATGATCATCGGGTTCACTGAGGCGATGTTGCTCAAGTCAAGCTGGTACTGCTCGCCCCGAACCAGCGGCCCGTCGAACCACACCCGAAGCGTGTTGTCCCCGATGTAGGTCACGACCAGGAGCCGGCGTTCAACGAAGGGCGCTACCGGTCCGGTCAGGACGTAGTTGGCGAGGTTCGTCCCGTCGTGATCGGCCATTGGGTCGAGGTGCTGCGGCTCGCGGTCAAAGACGATGTCAATCGTGGTCAGCGTCGACTGGCGGCTATCTGCCGTCGAGACGACCATTGCGCCGACGGTGAAGCCCCAAGAGAGCGAAGTTGTAGAGGCTGCTCCGTCTGTGACGTAGGCGTCAACCTGCCACGCTCCAGGAGCGAACAGAGGGTGAGCGTTGATGGTCACTGCGAATCCGTTGACGGCGTTGGCAACGATCGTTCCGCTGTATCCAGGTTGGAAAACCCCGTTCACAATGACCGCTGTTACAACGAACAACGGGTCGACGAAATCGACATCAATTAGGGCCTGAATGACCTGGACATCGTCCGAGCAGTCAAATGAGATATCGACAGCGCCGTCTTCGTTCGCTCCAGTCGGAAGATTGTTTGAAATGACCGGAGGAGCGTCGACAACCCACGCCCAAATATCGGCCCCGCTGGCCGTAGCGGCATCTTCGCAGTATGCCCAAGCCGACCACGACCCGAAGGCCATGGGCGCCGGCAGCGTGGTGATCGCGACGTCGAAGCCGTTCGATGCGTTCGCGACGATCGTCCCGTTGAAGCCAGCCTGGAAAACGCCGTTGATGATCGCGTCGGTGACGGCGAGTGCCGGGTCCGTCAGTTTGCAATCAATCGATATTTGGATGACCTGGATATCGTCCGTGGTTGTGAACGTGATCGGCGCCGACTGGTTCGCTGTCGACACCAGAGGAGCTGTCCCGGTGAGCACTGGAGGGGTGACAACCGTCCACCCCCAGGTGTCTGTCCCGCTCACCCCGTAGATGTCGTCGCAGTCTGCTGTTGCGCTCCAAACACCGACAGCCATTGACGGGTGAGTCAGGAGGGTAACGTCGAACCCGTTGGTCGCATTCGCTACGATGGTTCCCGTGTACCCAGGTTGGAAAATACCGTTGATGATCGCATTGGTGACGGCTAGCGCTGGGTCTGTGAGGTCGAGGCTTATCGTTGCAGAGTCGACGTTGTCATCATCTGTCGTCGTGAATGTGACCGTCGCGATCGGAACAACCATTACGCCGACCGGGAGCAGCCCTGTCACGACAGGAGCCGCGTTGACTACTGTCCAGCCCCATGTGTCATTTCCGCTGATTCCGTAAATATCTTCGCAGTAGGCGTAGGCGCTCCAAACTCCAGCGGCCATGAATGGGTGCGTCGAAATTGTCACGTCGAACCCGTTGGTCGCATTCGCTACGATGGTTCCGGAGTATCCAGGTTGGAATGCTCCGTTGATGACTGCGTGATGGACCGCCAACGCGGGGTCAGTGAGAGCGCAGTCGATCGTCGCCTCCGTGACCTGGTCGTCATCTGTGGTCGTGAATACGATCCAGTCCGCTGGGTCGACAGCAACACCGACAGGAGCAGTCCCTGTTACGACCGGGGCAGCGTTGACTACTGTCCACCCCCATGTGTCATTTCCGGACGCTGCTACCCCATCCTCGGCGTAAGCGTAGGCACTCCACACACCGGCTGCCATGGGTGGATGCGTTGAGATCGTGACGTCGAATCCGTTCGAGCCATTGGCGACGATCGTCCCGTTATAGCCAGCCTGAAAGACTCCGTTGATGATGGCGTCAACCACGGCGAGGGCTGGGTCTGTCAGCGCGCAGTCGATGGTTGCTTCGGTGACTTGCGTGTCATCTGTTGTCGTGAACGTGATGGGGTCAGCAGGGTCTACAGCGACGCCAACTGGAGCCGTCCCGGTGACTACTGGCGCAACGTTGGCGACGCAGATCGCGAAGATGACTTCGATATCAACATTCGCGGTGTTGTTCGACGCTGCAATGTCGAGGAGCCCAGCGGCGTCGGTAAAGATCTCGAGAATGCCAGCCTGCGTCGAAGTGATAGCACACTGGTTACAGCCGCCAACGGCGTCGGCTGAATCAGCCGTTGTTCCACCGCCATGAGGCTGGACTTTTACGATGACATCAGCGTCTGCTGTGATCTTGAGCTGGACGAAGAAATCACCAACCCCGATGGTCCCAGTCGGGTCAAGTGTCTGCCACGTTTCAGCGGCTGTCAGGTTTCCTGAAAACTCGACAGAGTCGTAGATAGTGAGCCCGTCATCGGTTGCGGCATTGACCTCTAGTACGGTGGTTTTCGTGCTCACGCCGCTACCGTAAAGCTCTGCACCGTACAAAAATGATCCATATATTGCCATGCCTTCACTCCGACTTCAGGAGCACCTTCAGAGTCGCTTGAACTCCATCGTTGAAAGGTCGAGCTGGACCTTGTTTACGTCCAGACCGAGCCCCTTGGCGACGTCGCTGGCCCGCTCGTTGAATCGCTTTTTTGCCTCGACCATCGCCGCTACGATTGGCTGCTCAATCTCGAGTGCTTCCAACCTGGCCTGGCCGAGGTGGGCTGACTTTCCCATGTAGTCGCTGTGGGCTTGGCGAATGAACACTTGAAGGTCAGCGGGCACCATCAGGTCATCCGTGCTCTTCGCTTTTTTACTCGTCTTCTTGCTCGCCATATTCTATTTCCTCTCCTTGTCCGTCGGTTCTATTACGCGCCGATTAGCCCGTGGCTCATCAGGTCCGTTATCAATGATCTGAGAACCTCGTTCAACTCTTTTACTTCGTCGTCTGTCGCGACTGCTTCTGACTGAACGTATTGTACAGACGGAGACGATCCGGAATAGTTTGACAGCGCCTTATCTGCACCTGCTGCCGGTGCAGTCCAGCCAGTTTGCTGCTCTTTTACAACCTGTGTTCCGTCTATCTTGACAACTCCAGTGAGAACTGAATTCACAGCATTGACGTTGACTGTCGCCGTCACATCACCAGGTGTGTAAATATTGCCACCGTAGAACTGAGCACAGATTCCAGAAACCCCACCAGTCATTGAGTATATGGAAACCTCACCGTCTTCTGTGCCGGCTGTGACGTCGAGAGCCTTCCCCTGAACGTAGCAATAAACCTGTTTATCCGGTCCGCTGTCGATTCCGAGAAAGCGGACCTGGCCAAGTAGGTCGTTGTCGTTTGGTGTCGGGTCAGCATAGAACATATCAATCTGAGGAGTGAGCGAAATATGAGTCTTCTCGAAAGTCTGCGCGTTGATATCAGCGGTCTGGACGCCAGCGACGGTGATCCCGAGTGTTGAAGCGCTGCCGTACAGACCTGTTGTAAGCGCACCAACGAAAGCCAGCCCTGGGGCGGCAGCGGAACCGACGCTTAGGAATACGCCATCTCCGACAGTTGCCGGGTAAAGGTTTGTCGCAACCCTTGACCACACTGCGGCGGCTGGCGCTGCGGCTGTGATCGCGTCGTCTACGTATTTCTTATCTGTGATGTCACCGGTTGAAGTAACGAGCGCGGCATACCCAGATCCTAGGTTTGACTTTATTGTCCCGTTGCTTTCGATGATTATCTTGATTGAGCTGTTAGTGACAACGGAAACGCCAAGAGCACCGTTTGACAAAAATCCAGATGTCGTATCAGAGGAAAAAACGAACGACGTCGCCTGAACGCTACCAGTGCCCATCGTGATCGTGTCACCGGCGTTGACTGGTGACAGGTTTATTCCTCCACGAGACCAGTATGTTGACGGTAGGTCGTCCCATGCAATGTTAGTCCCATCGGTAGTCAGAACCTGATTCACCGTCCCATGACCGAGTCTGGTTGTAACGTTTGATGGGTTTTTGTAGATGATGTCGCCAGCGGTCGTCATGGGGTCAGAGAACCCGGAAGATGCAGCGGCCCAAGCTATGTCAGTCCCGTCTGATGTTAGGACCTGACCAGCAGAACCACACCCAAGCCGAACTGTCGCTGTTGCCGCGTTCTTGTAGATGATGTCGCCTCGAGTCGTCATCGGATCAGCAAATCCAGACGACGCCGCGGCCCACGCGATATCGGTCCCGTCGGAGGTTAGAACCTGGCCAGCTGTCCCCGCTGCGAGACGGACCGTCGCGGCGGCGGCATTCTTGAAGATGAGGTCGCCACGGGTCGTCATGGGGTCGGCGAACCCCCCTCCAGAAGCGTCGACATAGGCTTTGATCGATTGCTGCGTTGCGAGCGCGACGGCGCTGTCTGAACCCATGGCATCCTCGTCAAGGATGCTCACAACGGCAGTAGTCGCCCCGAGCGTCAGGCCGGCTGCTGTCGCCTTTCCGGCGAAGTCGACAAAGAACTTCTCGGCGTAAGCTGCGTCGTAGTTGTCGCCGACGCTGAGGAGCTTCCCGGAAGTGAAATCTGCTCTTGCTGCGATCTCGAACGCGACCCCACCGTCAGCAATCGGGCTGACGGCTCCACCTGGTCCAGTTGCGGCAACACCGTCGCCGATGAGGTCACCAGTTTCGCCGAGCCAGGTCTGGAGCCGAACAATTTGATCATCTGGATAGTTGAAGTCGTTGTCGTTGACGGTATCAACGCCGTTGACTCGAGTGATCGGGGTGTCGATGGTTGTTGGCCAGGTTGTACTTGGGTATGCCATAGTCCCTCTACGTGATCCCAATTAGGAGTGATTCGGTTCCAGTTTTTGCGAGAGCCGATGAGCACGTCGAGAGCGAGCCAAAGTTGGCTGTCGCGTCGCTTGTGGCGTGGCCGGTGCCGAGGAAGTGCGTCGAGTCGTCGTCGGTTATCGCCCGTCCGTTGTTGTCAGTGGCCTCGAAGTCAGAGACGAGAATAGGTGCGTCATCTGCCACGATCTCCCAAGCGCCAGCGGCCTGGAGTGTCCCGTCGTAGTCGCCACTGACAACGGTGCCTCCAACGTTGATCGACATGCGACCTCCAGCCGCCCATTGGAGCCGGATGGTAGCTGGTGTCCCGTCGACTGGAGCGACTCCGCTGTCGAGCGTTGTCGTCCCGTCAATGTCGCATTGCCATGTCCCTGTTGTGACGTGGAGGGTCGGTGAACCAGCCCCAGTGTGTTGCAGGATTTCGACAGTTCCAGCGTCGGTTCCGCCCCAGCCGTCTGGGGTAACGGTCAGCGTAACAGATCCTTCGAGGTTGACGGGTGTCTCGTCTGTTGTCAGGACGTCCGCTGCTCTGGTAGCAGTCGCCGCTGTGGCCCAGTTTGGGATGGGGCTGGTCGCGACGTCGCCAAGTTCGAGCTGGGCTGCAACGAAATAAACAACGCAGTCATCTTCGATTTTGACACAGAATTGCGAGTCAGTATCTGGGGGTGTTTGGTCTCGCGCTATTGTCCGTGCATAGCTGCTCCCAGGCCCCAGAGTAACAGCGTTGGAGTATGTCGACGCTGATACATCCCATAAGCCGATATAAGCAGCCCCTGCACCGGAAAATTGTCTTGATATCACAGACAACGAATGAGCAGAGGTTGATCCAGTTGTTGCCCCGCCATACACGTATTGAGTCGAGCCCGTGGCATTTATTATGACCAATGCTCCAGGCCCGAACGCTTGAAAACCACCAGCCGTGAGTGCTACGGCGTCGTCTCCATATGTGAAAGTCCCGCCTGTCGCTGTCCAGCCAGTCGTTATAGAGTTATTGATATTATTATAAACCAGATTCGTCCGCGCCGGCTCAACCCTTAGACCATCTGAATCACCACCCCGAGGCAAACCACTTGTTGCGATCTCCCATATATCGTCATGGTCCAACCATGACGCCATCGACGCCCGCGAGTATGCTCCTATCGTTCCAGTATCAGGGGTTGTCCCGCAAAAGTCAGAAGTGAATCGTTTGACCAGCGCAGCAGAAGACGCAAGCCAAGTATCAGCGATCCCAGCACCATAATAGATACCAGTTGCAGCGCACTTCGTTCCATCTGGTACGATGAGCGCACCGAATCGAGAACCCAAAGAGACCCCGCCTCCTGGGTAAATATTCCCAGCCGGGGACGCCACTGGAGCAGCGGCAATATTATTTGTGTAGAGATGAGTGTTACCATCAAGGTCTACTATCCCAATGATGACGATCCACCCAGACTCTATAGCTAACGTCGCAGGGGATGCGGTTGCACCAGCTACGTCACGAACGTAAAGGGATAAACTACCACTTGAAGCCCTATAAAGTTGAAACCCAGCGGCTGCGTTCCGTGTCGCAATTTCTACGTTCGCACCAGCGCCTTGAGCACCGAGCCTGCCAATCCAAAAAACAACAATGTCCTCGCCGCTTGCAGGGTCGTTCGCTGTTGCGGTGCTTCGATAGGCTGACCCGTCATATTCTTCTGCGGTAACGTCAGCTCCACCAGACAACTCCCATGGGGTCGACTGTCCAGTCGTTGGCGCCCCGGTAGCAGATAGCGCGGTACCAATCGACGGTGTATTCCCGTCGCCATCGATCCACAGAAAATCTGGAGTGCCATAAGTGCCAGTTAGGGCGCCTCCTGCGTCTAACCCAGCGACATCTACAACGTAATCCATCGGCAGATCGTAGGATGTCACCTCGTCGTCAACGTCGCGTGTCCGCAGACCGATTTCATTCAGCTTCGTTGTCACGAAGTCGTTTGCCATCTGGGCCTGCATGATGACGAGTTTGTTCGTCAGGTTTGCCGGGACGTCGTCCTGGCAAACCGGGCTATCGTTCTCGATTAGGCCACCCTCGGCGGTCGAAGTGTGGGTGTAAATTGTTCGAGAGTACTCGCCGTCAAGCCCGTCGACGTATCCCTCAACGTAGACCTCAATCGTTGCGGCGGCTGTTGCGTACCATGAGACTGTGCCCGTGGCCGAAGAGAGTACCCTGATGTAGCCCTCGGCAGTCGTGGCCAGAACGAGAGATTGCGCTTTTGAGACGCCATCAGTACCGACCTGGATGATGGTCACAGTCTCAGTGTTCGCCCCAGCGTTGACGACACGGAAGGCGATGAACGAGATATCCGCAACCGGGACACCCGTTGCTGCCGCGCCCGTGTCTACGGTGCAATCAAGAGCCGCCGCTACCGTCGGCGCAACGCCGTCAAAGACCTTGTTATTCGCGGTCAGTCTGTTCCAGCCCATAGGCCGAAGTCTACCACCCGCCCGAGGACGGCCGTCAGTCGCCGAGGATGCGCGTCGAGAGGTACTGCGTGCGGGCTGTCTTGAACGAGGCGGCAGCAGCGATCAGGGGAGCAGCAGCGGTGATCACGTCGGCCACCGTCAGGGCTGCGTTGGGTGGAGCTGGGAACGAACCAGCGAGAGCTTGGGCAAAGTCGGAGACCGCGTCGGCAAGATCGTCGAGCGCGTCGGCGAGGTCACCTCCTCGAGCGAAGGGCTGGTCAGCGTCGGAGAGCCCGAGGACCATCCGGTCGGCTGTGATTCGGACGTTCCGCCATTCCTGGTCGATGTCGGCGCCGGGGGCGACGGTGATGTGAGTCTCATCGGCGGCGACTTGCCCCTCACTGGCGCCGGTCTCGACGATGGAGTCACCGTTGACGGCCGAAGGCGCGGCTTCCCCCGTGCTGTGGAGCTGGCCCACGATGATTGCGTCGTCGTTGGCGTCTCCGTTGGGGATTGCAACCACGACCAATCCATCACGAATCGGTGGCCGGTGCTCGCCTGTCCCGGTGCCCTGGAACCCCGACGCGACCCGGCAAACCACTGGTCCCTCTCCGTCGAGCGCCCCGCCGATGAACGTCACGTCGACGAGCCACCCGAGTTCCGAATCCCACACCATCGCGTCGGGGTCGTCGTCGATCCGTGCGAGCTCCACCCACGCCCTCGGGTCGATACCAGGCCGCGAGACAGCCGCGGCAACGCGCCCCCAGTCCAATCGGAGCCTCGTCGACGATCTCGTGTACGACTGCCGTCTGCCCGTCATGCGTCCTCACGTACGGTGATGTAGTTGATGAACGAGACCGAGATTCGAAGTCCACTGTCCGAGTCCCAAGAGATGCGGACGTCTTGCGTCCGAAACACCGTCTGAAACCCCGTCGCGTCCTGGAGCGAAGCGAAGCGGGCAGCGACAGTTTCGTCCCACCCGAGTGCAGTCATGTAGGTGGTGCGTCGCTGTCGGTCCATCGCCTGGAGTCGTGCGAGCGTGGTTGACGAGCCGAGCTCCTCTCCGTCGGTGTCGGTTGCTCGAGCGATGAGCACCTCGACGGGGTCGCCAAATTGTAGCTTCAACAGGTCGGCGTTTTCGGGGGGGAGGTCGTAGCTGTTGGCGTCCCCGGTCTCGAAGTTCCCCTCGATCTCCTGCCGTCCAATCTGCTCGAAAGCGTTCCGCGCGATCTGCTCGAGCACCTCGGTACGAATGACGCCAGAGACCACGATCGTCTGGACCGATTCGTCAGGGTTCGCCCCGCTCGGCGTGACCTCGTTCGCTCGGCGGGGTCGAGGCGGGTTGTTGACCCCGAGCACCCCCGACCCTGGCTCACCATCGCGAATTGGGTATCGAGCCCAGCGAGTCCGCCCGATCTCCGAATCGTAGGCCCTCACCTCGATTGTCGGAACCTTCGTTCCCTGAAGCCGACGCGAGAAGTCGAGTTTTTCGAGGTTGCGGCCGTAGACCATCCGAGCCGCGCCAATCGAGGTGAACAGCGTGCGGGGTTCCATAATGAACAAGTCGAACCCACGGACGAAGGGCACGAAGCCCGACGCACGCACCACGTCGTTGATGTGGTCCCACAGGCTCATCTCACCGCCTGCGCGTCGAGCCCGACGGCCGCGCCTCCCTCGTCGAGGCCTTCGCCGAGCCGGCTGAGCGTCGACAGGGATCGGAGCGTCGCCGTCGCCCTGATAGGTCACGTTGACCCCGCGCGTTGTGGCGCTCACGTCGTTCAGGAGCGCGGTGACGCCATCGTCGAGCGGTAGGGTCATGTCGATCGACGCACCCGCTGGGAGCTTGATGTCGCGAAGCGGGGCCGACATATCGCGGCACTCGAGCGTGACCGTGTCGCCGTTGTCGCCCCAGCCGACCGCCCAGTCATCGACAAACCCGACGAAGGTGGTAGCGCCCTCGAGGATTCCATCGGCCTCGCCGACAATAGACACGAGCGAGCCGTCCTCGCGGACCTCGCCCCGTTCGATCCCCGCTTCGAAGTTCTCAGCCCTCACGACGCCGATGATGAGCTCGATATGACAGGCTCGGATGATCCTGGGGTCGATGGGAACGTCGATGTAATTCAGGGTCACGCTGGCGGTATCGGCGGTGGACAGCCCGTTCAATTCGATCTGAGCGGAGATGGGGAGTATCTCGCCGAGCACCGTCAGATCGTCACGAGCGGAGCCGGCGACTGACTCGGGGAGGTGAGTCGTTTCGGTCCTCGCGGCGATCCCCCGGTAGATGTCTTCCCGGTCGTCGTCGATGGCGCGCTGCTCAAGGTCAAACTCTTCGGACGACATCGAGCTTCGACGAAGGCCGAGGGCTCTCCGTCGCTCCTGGTTGGCCGTCAGTCTCGCCGCGGTCGTGTCGCTACTGGCGGGCGTCGTTGATGGCGGTGAGCCTGGAGCGGCGGCAGGAGGCTGTGGAATCTCGGTCCACGGGCGGGGGAGTCGGCTCTCGAGCTCGGCGGTCTCCTCGAACTCCTCGGTGCGGATCGTCAGCCTCACCCGCGCGCTGGGTCGAATGACCGTCACGCATCACCGCCCGTCCCAGCGTTGGCCCGTCGAGGGATGAAAACGAACGTCCCAACAGGCTGCACGGAGCCGGTGAGTCCGTTCGCATCGGCGATGAGTTGCCATGAATCGGCATCTCCGTACCAGCGCATAGCCACGTTGCGGAGTGTCTCCCATTGGCCCACCTTGTCGGTGCCGATGAACGGCTCGATCACGCGGGCTCGGATTGACTCGCGGGCTTCAACAGCGGCGACGGCGAGGTCGATGGCGTCGGAGGTGACGTCACCGACCCATGTCTCGGCGCCCAAGACGTATCCAACGTCGTCGGTCGCGATGAGGTCCTCGATCGACGAATCGCTCAGGAGTTGGCGAAGCTCGGCGACGTTGGCGGCGATCGTCTCGGCCTCCGACGAGATGCCCCGGTATTGAGCCAGCGTTACCTGGGGGGTGCCATAAATCAGGTTCATCGACGAAATCATCGTCGAATTGGCCAAACGAATCGCCTCCTCGACAACGAACAACGGCGCGGTGATATTCGGCAGAATGTAGGGCGGACGCTGCGCCAACGATGCGTCGAGCTCGGCCATTCCCTTCCGTAGTTGGCTTTCCTTCGTCGGGGCCTGAGCGATGCGCGGAGCGACGCGCTGGCCCCGTTGAGCCCACACGAAATTGCAGGACCATTCGATGTCTTCGACGCGAAGATAGGTCGGAGTGAATTCGGCGAGTACGCCGCGCCGAACCTCTGGACCCCAGGACACCTCGAGGAGGTTCCCGCCGTCCATGAGCCTGTGAAACACCTTCGCGAGGATCTCTGCCGTGATGGCATCACCGGGTCCGGCTAGGTCGTCAAACCCGGCAATGAGCGCCATATCTGCGATGTAACGGGTTTTCCAAACGCCGTTCAGCGGGGTGTCTTTCATCGACGGCCCGAGCATTTGGATCGTGGCCACGGGGTTGCCCGGATAGACCCGTTTGACGTGCTTCGCCTCCCCGCCGAAGGGAACGGGGCGATAGGGGAGGGCGCGGTCCTGGAGTTCGACAACGCGCCGAGAACCAGTCAATTCGGTGATTGTGAGGGCCTCAGCGGTCATGGGTGGAGTGTATCACCGGGTCCGCCCCTGGTTCCCGGGTTGTCGCCGAATAGCAAAAACTGAGTTGTACCTTGTACCTAGGTTGGTACCCGGAACGATGTGGGTACAGATAAACACAATAAATACGTGGGGGAAACGCGCTGTGCCACTTGTACCTTCGAGGTACCGTTATGCGAAAACAGTACAGGTCAGCCCGTCAGAGCCGGCGTGAAGCCGCTTGAAATCCGGCTCGTTGCCTCGCGCTCAAGCCCCTCTCGCATCTGGACCCAAACCCTGTCAGGATCGGCATCGCGGAATTCTTGGTTGACGGTGATCCGCGAACCACGGAAGTCAGCGGCTGGCCGCTCTGGTCTATCTCCCGGGGCCGTTCCTGTGCCGTTCTCACCTGGGGCTTGCGGCGTTCCTCTCATCGCCGCGCCAAATCCCTGTCTCATCTCCTTCAACCAATCGCGAGCGTCTTCCGGTGTTGTTGTTCCCGTCACGCGCGGCGTCGAGATTCTGAGACTTGGCAGCAGGGCGATGAGCCGATTTGTGAACTGTTCAAATACGGCGAGTAGAAGCTGTGTTTGGATGACAAGTCGGTTGAATTTCGGTTCTAGTGTGTGGGCAATGACCATCATCACCCCGGCAATGAATCGAAATGCTCTGGATGCGGCGTAAATGAGTTTTGCCACCCACCGGAAGGCAATCCCGACCACGCTCACGAGAATGAAACCGAGGGCCTCGAGCGCAGGCGAAACCGTGATCCAAACGGCTTGGAACCCGTCCCAAACAGAGAGCACGGCGGCAAGCAGAATCTCACCGCCTTCGTAGAAATAACGGCCCAGTTCCTTCCCATTTCTCGCCAGTGCCGTGAAGACAGCGCCGACGGTCACCGCCATTTGGATGAACCCTGCAAGCAGAATCGGGAGCGTCCCCAGGAGAAAGATCAGGGGGGCAAGAACGAGAAGAAGCGGAGCCAGCCCACCAGTCGCAGCCGTGGCAGCGCCACCAGCAGCTACGGCACCTCCACCAAGCGCAGCCAGTCCCCCGCCGCCCAGGAGCGGTATCAGGACGCCAGCGATTGACCCCAGCGTCCCGACGATGGCGCCCGCTGCCGAGAACGCCGCGCCGAGGGCAATCCCGGCAACGCGAAGGGCAACCCCGGCGATGAGCATCGTTCGGATGATCGGAGCGAAGCGGCGAACAGCGGCAAAAACTTGATCGATTCGGAGAGCCACCAGATCGAGGTGGGTCACGAGCCAAGTGAAATTCTCTCGCATCCCGTTGATCGCCCTCGTGAAGACGCGGGCGATACCGCCGCCAAAGACCGTGAGGAGCTTGGAGATCGCGGGACGGAACTTGATTAAGAGCGTGTTGACGGCTCGGAGTTGGTCTCGGATGATGGCGAAGGCCGGGGAGGTCGCCGCGCGGACGAAGTAGTTGGCGATGTCCTCTGTGGCGCTCGTGACGCCCGCCCATGTGCGGCCGAAGGCTTCCGCCGACTGTCGCCCGAGCCGATCGAAGATGCTGATCAGCCGCTCCGCTGTCTCTGCTGGGGTTGCCAGCGCGATCCGGTTCCAGTCCTCGGTGCTCTCGGTGATCATCCCCATCGATCGAAGCATTCGGAAGGTGCGGACGTCCTGACCAGCGACACCGGAGGCCATCATCGAGATGTCACGGGCGACCTGGGGGGCGTCGATTCGGAGAGCTGAGGCCACGGCGACGGCATCGCGCGAGAACGTCGTCAAGCGGTTCATCTCGACGCCGGCCCGACGCATTGGCCCGTAGGCCATCGTGAACATATCGGCGAGTTCGCCAGTTGTGCCGGGACTTTCAATCGCGAGTTCCTGGAGTGTGTCGTGGAGTCTTTCAGCACTCCTTGTCGCCTCGTCGAAGCTGACGCTTTCTACCTCGGTATACAGCGAAGCGATGGAGAGGATCGTCCCCTCCACTGAGCTATTTGCCTCCATTGCTCCGCTGGCGATCGACTCGATGGCACGCGAGACGAGGCGTAGCGCCATGTACGTCGCCCCCATCGCCACGAGGTTGCGAACGAGGTGACCAGAGGGCGCAAGCGACCCACGAATGCCCCGCCCGATCGACGAGAACACGCTCCCGGTGGAAACAGCCGCCTTGCTCGCTGACGCGGCAAGTTGCTCCATCAGCCGTCGTTGTTTTCGGATAAGCCGAGCCGCGTGGCGGTGCTGTCGTTCGAGCGCGACCTGACGCCGTTTCGACCCAAGTATTCGCTGACGACCAAGGCGGGCCGCCAGGTTCGCGGACTTGCTCGCCGCCGCCATCTCTTTGTGGTGAGCCGCCTCGATATGACGGATCGCCCGAACCACACCGTTGGCTTGGCGCTTCGCCTTCGCGACGTCCTTGAGCCCTAGTTCTACGTCTACGGAATACGCGGTATCAGCCATGGCCGAATTGTATCAGCCGCGGGATGCCTTGTTTTCAGACTCGATTAGGTTGGCGAGAGCATCGCAGAACGGAACGAGATCGGAGATCGGGATGGCCATGGCTTCGGCATACCCAACGTGACCATACCGGCAGACGAAGGCGAGACGCTCCCAGATTTGCCCCGTGCCCCGTTTTTTCCACTTCTCGCAACCCTCGATCCACGAGAAATACCAGGCGACGAAATCGTAAGGTTTCCACTCATCGATGCTCAGCCGATTTCCACTGAGCTCATCGCTTTTCCCACGAGCTCCTCATCGATGCCAGCGCAGTGCGACATAAAGGCCATGCCGGCGACTGTGCGCCCGCCCATGCCGAGGGCTTCCCACAGGGTGTCAACCTCGTGCGGGAGGAGCACGCGCCCGTTGACGGCTCGGATCGACGCCTTTCCCATCAGCGACGACAGAGCCCCACCGCTCCCGCCGTCCTCGTCGTCCTCTTCACCGTCCTGTGACGCTGGCTTCTTTCCGCCGACGCTCATTGCCTTGAAGACACGAAGCTCGGCGGCGCTGCTCAGCTCTTGGAGCTCGAGTCGGAAAGGCTTGTCGAAAGTGTCGAGCCTGCAAAGTTCAGGATCGATCGTGATCGTGACGGTGCGGCGTCTGAGCGAAGAATGGGTCTCTCCCTCCGACATTGAGCCGGTCACTTTCGACATGAAAGAGTCGAAAGCTCCAGGGCTGAAAGTGAGCTCCTCTGATTTCGCGATGGTCGTCTTCTCGTCCACAGTTTCCTCCGGTGCAGAAGGTCGCGCCTCGCAGGTGGACACCAATGGAGAGTCGCCCCACCACCCGCTCAGCGCGTCAAATGGTTGTCATTGGTGCTAGGGGGCGGGGATGATGGTCGCGTCGTCAGCGGCGAACTCGAGCTTGAAGTTGACGAAATCCGCTCGCGACTGAATGCCGATCGGGATGTTGCCAAACGAGCATTTCGGGATCACGACCCGACGCGAACCGCCTGTCGGGAATCGAAGGGTAACGACGATCTGGATCGACTCGCCGGGGAGACGGCGCTTCGACACTTCGTTAAGCCGTTGAAACAAGCTCAACACGTCGGCGGTCTGCGTGTGAAACTCGATGTTTCCGCTGACGCCCTTGAAGATGTCGTCCTTCTGCTCGGTCGTTTGGCCGAGATAGCCCTCGCTCAGGATGTCTCGGTCGAATTGGAAGTCGGCCGACTTGACGTCGGTGAACGCTGATTCGAGACCGTTGGTCGTCGAAACGACGTTGATGGAACATTCTTGACCCTTAAGGCGTACCAATTGCTGCTCCTTCTAGGCTTCGGTGATGACGACGACGCCTTCGCCAATTTCAGTGTCAAAAACCATCGTATCCATCGAATTGAGCATCCGAACTTTCACTTGGCGAACCGAGATTCCCTGCGCGGAAAGCTCGGGGTTTTCTGCGGTGGTATTGACCATCGAGTAGCCCGCAATCCGCTGGGCTGTCGGTGCTCCAACGCTCAAGAGCCCGCTGAGGAACGATTCATCGGCAGCGTCGAGGGCTGCTTCCCGGTCGTCTGTGGCGAGCTTCTTGGAGTAGGGAAGGCCGATCTCCGCGAGGCTGTCCTGGATGAAGTCGGCCATCTTGCGCCGTTTCTGGGTCGTGCGGCCTGGTGTGAGATCGCTCGTGACCTCCGACTGGTAGATCGGCGTCCCACTCCGGTCGACGCGCGGAGAGCAGATCCCAGCGGCCTTCAGCGCGATGTAGAGCGCCATGTTGAGCGTCTCGGTCGTGACCTCGAGGCCGTTGACGAAGGTCAAGAGCCGGGTGTCCTGGCCGGGGTTCTCCTCGGGATTCAACACCGAGTTGATGTAGGCGAGAGGGCCGTCACCGCCGATGGTGATTTCACCGTCAGCGGTAAATCCTGTCCCGCCAGCGGTGCCGATTTCGGCGATCTCCGAGACGGTAATTCTCCAACCGAGCCAGCTGTAGAAAACCCGATCGTGTCGCCAGTTGACGACGTCCGCGATGGCCTGCGCGCTCGTTGCGCCGAGGGATGCCCGAGCGTAGAAGCGGCGTCCGAGGTTCCCCTCGTCGCTTGCTGTGATGGCGTTCTGTCGACCGACACGAATCACGGTCTCGCTCCGTCGAGCGCTGACCGACTGGCTCACATCCTGGCTATCCGCCTGGGGGTCCAGCGTCGCGGCGAAGGCCGTGGTGTACGCCGAGTCAATCTGCGCTTCGGTCAGCGCCACAGCGAGGTTCGCTGGATTGGTCACGGTGACCATTCGAGCGGACGGGGTGTCGACCAGCGTGGTCACTGTCCCGCCGACTGCCCCGCCCCCGCTTCCATCGTCGGTCTGGTCGCGGACTTCGACGTCGATCGTTCCCTCGTTCGGCGCGGCAACGGTGCCGACAGGGATCGAGAGGGTCCGCATCGTGACCCAGGTGTCTCCGCCAGCGTTCCGGCAGCGAGTCCCAGCGGCGACGGTAAAGGCCTCGCCGACGTTGCCCGTGATGGTCGTCGCGACGGCGAATCCCATGTCGGTTGCCATCGTTCCGGCGACATCGAGCATGGAGATTGTCCCGGCGCTCGAGCCCGTGCGATAGACGATGACTTCTTGAGTTGCGGCGTCGACGACTGCCACACCGTTGATGGCGGTGACGGCTGCGGCGTTGATGAGGTTCGCGGCCTCGGCTGCGGTCACGGCTGCGGCATTGGCGACGAGCCCGCCGCCCGCCGTGGTCGCGACCGCGTGGCCGATTTGGGCCAGCGTCCCGGCGTCCACGTCGCGGAGCGTGATCGAGCCGCCAGTACCAATCTGGATACCGCTGAGGTCGACCTGGGCGCCGTTCACGACCGCGCAGGTGTATCCCATGAATCCGTTGATTCGCAGGGCAATGGCGGCAACGAGTTGATCAGCGGCCTGGAACGTGATGATGACTTCGGGGAGCGCGTCAACCTGGATGCCGATTCGCTCACCACCAGCAAAGAGCGTCGGCGAAACGAAACCGCCACCAGCGACCGACGAGACCGTGGCAGTCAAAGCCGTGGAGACGGCGGGGCCACCCGTGTCGGTCGTGACGCTGAGTTGGTCGGCCGCGGCCATGGCGAAGGGTCCGGGGTCGCTTCGGAGAGCAGCCGCGAGGGTGAACCGAACGTCACCGACGCTGGTGTCGACGCGGCAGATGACCTTTCGCGCTGGACGAAGGTGCTTACCTTTTAGGAACCCGTTGCCGTTCCAGATCTCGGCGAGGTGCAGCCGAGCGCAGGGATCTTGATATTTCAGCGCGCCCCGGTCGTAGCCGAACCCACCGAAGAGGGCTTTTTCTGAGTTCGCCCCATAGACCTCGGTCGGGGTGTTGAAATCGCCGTCCTCGAATTCGCCCACGATCATCATGGCCCCGGTTCCAACGCCCGTAACGGGGGTGGAGGGGTCGCGATCGATCAGCGCGAGTTGCTCGATTTCGGTCAAGGTTTCGAGCGAAGGCATGGCCCGATATCGTCGAACGTAAGCTGACATTTCTAGAGCTCCTCAACTGGCGGGTCGCTCGGATCAACGACGTCCACGCAGTGTTTGGGGGTGTTCATCAATCGAGCCATCCTGAGCGAGACAATATCACAGTCACTCCGCACGACGCATCGTAGGCGGCGCTCGTTCGAGTAGGCCGTCACGCCCGAATCGTCGTAGTTCACAGACTCCAGAACGAACCGCATATTTTGAGAATAGTAGGACTCTGGCCCTTCGACGAGCACCCCAGCGCGCTCCTCGCCGGGGTTGAATGCGCTGGGGAGGAGAGCCTCGACGGCCTGGCGGTCTGCTTTGTTGTCGAGCCAAACGTCGACCTGGAAACCGATGTCGGCCTCGCCCTCTTTCCAGAGAACCGTGGCATCTCCGGTGGTGCAGCCAATGAACGAGTCGAACTGACCGATCGTCTCCTCGAGCGGGGTTGGCGTCAGGTTGTGGGCGAGGAGCTTGACGTCGGGAACGTCGACGATCGAGGCCGTCGGGTAGTTGATGTTCTCGTCTGGCTTCGGCCACTGGTTCGAGACGGGGTTGAGTTGAAATGTCCGGTCCTGGGGATCGTCGCCGCCATCGACGCGAAACACGAGTCCCTCGAGGAACGCCGCGAGCGTCCGAGCCATGGCGTCACGCGGCCCCATCGTGTTTGCTCGGGCGACAGGGTGCTTGATGATTGCGGCGCTCTGGACGATGTCTCCAAATGCCATTTGCTACCTCGAAATCTGCTCGAGTTCATGGCGGATTTCTTTTTCGATGTGCTCCCCGTCGACCAATTCCTGGAGAGCTCTTGCCATGAAGTGCCGGGGGGCGATGCCCTCTTTTGAGATCTTTATGGCGATGCTCATCGCTATCCTTTTCGCCTCTTTTGGGCTGTCGGCGAACCCCTTCTGCTGAGCCCAGTCGATGAGGGGGGCCAGTGGCGGGAAATGCGGCCTCGTCCCGTATTCCATAAATGGGGCGTGGGGAGCGGTCATCGCCACGATCGCCCCGGTCGTCGTAGGGGTCGTCTGGTGCGAGTTGATGAGCACGGAGTTGTTGATCGGTGGATAGGGCTTTGTGTCTTTGATGGCGTCGGGGATCATGCCTTCGAGCTTGTATGCCGCGCTTTTCAGCCCACGAATTACCGCTTTTTCAACTTTCTTTGGGAGCATCTCGATGATGTCGGCGAGTTGGTCAATGTCGACGTTGATCGCCATCTCACCACACTCGGTCGCGCGGTGCCTGTGCTTCGCCGTTGCGCGCTCTGTCGCCGTCCTGTCGCTTCAGGACGAGCAACCAGTCGAGCTTGGTCGGTCGACGCTCTGGGGGGCGCGCCAGGACGTAACGGCGGCGCTTGGTCAGTCCGTCGCGCTCGTCGATGCGGATCTCATAAAAGGCGTCCTGAGCCTCGTCGCTGCCGAAATAGGTGTCGAGTTCGTCTTCGGTGTAGCGGGCCGAGACCCCGGTCAGCCGAACGTCCCCGCGCTCGACGGAACCCGCAGATTTCAACTCTCGCATCGTCGCGCCGATCCCGCTCATTTTCGGGGTGGGGAGCAGGGCAAGGTCTTGCTCGACGATGGCGTCACCGCGTCCTCGCTCGCCGCCGCTCCAGCGTACGCGGACGACGTGGACGGCGTAGGGCCGCGCGCCGAGGTCGGCAGCGACTTGCCGAAGCTCGTCAGCGACAGGCCCGAGACTCTCGATGAGCGACGAGCCCGCCGAATAGCCAGCCTCCCCAAGCCGCCCATCGTAGGTCGCTGGGAGAGGGCCGCGGGGGTTGCTGGTGGAGTCGTCAGCCATCAGGAGTTGACCACTCGCGCGTTGCGCCCACCAGCGGCGACGTCATGCCCGAAGGGGTTGAAGTACCCGCCGAGGTCGTCGGAGAGCCGACCAGCCCAGTAGGTCATCTCTTTTCGAAGCATCACGATTTCATCTTCGTTCATGGTCAGATCGCCGACTTTTTTGGCCTTGAACCGGCCGCGAGCGTCCGAAATCTGATTCTCAATACAGCGGAGTTCCTGGAGGTCGCGGCGAAGGAGCTCGAGGCCTTGCTCGGTGATCCGGTTGAAGGCGTCACGGACCAAAAACTCTGGCTGTGACGTCGAAGGGAACCCGAGCTGGAACGACGAGGCAACGCTATCCCAATTCGTGTAGCCGAGATATCGGAGGGCCTCAGCTTGCTCTTTTTCGGTCAATGCCGCCATGGGGCGAGAATAGCACGCGGGTGAGAGGGGCTACTTCATCCCTTTGAGCCGGCCGCGGAGCTTCAAGAGCCTCGCTCGGCGCCCCTTTCGCATCGTCGGACCCTTGCCAGGCTTCCGGCCTTTTCGAGCAACGCGGCGCGCTGAGGAACGGGCAATCGCTGCCGACTGTCGAAGGGGACGGCCCGCTTTCTGCTCGGTCGCGGCCTTGGCGAACTTTCGCGCAAACCCTTTTTTCAGCGCCATCTAGTCCTCCAGGATCGGCACGAGCACGCCGCCCGAGCGCTTGACGTTCGTGATGTCGTACTGGTTTTCAGCGATGATTTTGCCCGCGAGGCAACGGCGCGGGAGGCCGTTGACGACGAGGCTGATGTCGTTCGTGAGGCGGTAGCGCTTCGGCTCCTTCGGCGGGGGGCCGGTGACCGGCTTCGGCTCGGGCTTCACGGGCTCGGGCTCTGACGCGATCTTCACGGGTTTGCCGTCGGGAGCGGGCTCGATGTCGTCGGGCATATCGCCGAAGTCGGAGGGGTCGGCGTTGACGGCGGCATCGTCGGCGGCCAGAGCGTCGGCGAGCTCGGATTTCCGCATCCCGCTGGCACCAGAAATCCCGCGAGCGCGAGCTTCGCGTTTGAGCCTGGTGATCGTCTCATTGGTGTAGTCGGTCATGCCGCGAGCATAACAGACGAGGTTTTAGTCGGGAGAAGAGGAGAACGAACTAGCTGATGGCGTGCTCGATGACGATGGCGCGGGCGAAGCGGTCGCCCGTGGTCGACTGGTCGCTGGGAACCGCGAAGCCACCGGACCAAGACCATGCGTTAGAGACGACTTGCTGGAGGCGATCCAGCGGGGCGCGCATGGTGAAACGGACGCGGGCGGTGTCGACGAAAACGCCGTTGTTCATCACCGAGAAGTTGCCGACTTTGCCGGTCGCGCCGGCTTCGGTCATGTAGTCCGCCTCGGGGATGTAGCACTCCATGAGGCTCGACTCGCCCGTAATGATCGTGCGACCGATGTGGACGCCCGCATTGTTCGTGACCTCAGCGCCGATCGAGGAGACGACCTCGGAAGCGCCAGCACCGGAGCTGATCAGCGTCCCGGTGTTGCGGAAGTCGGGGCTCTCCGAATTGCGGAAATGGAGGCACTCGGCTTGCTGACCGATCACGAGCTTGCGGTAGGCCAAGCTGTCGGGGAGCGACTCGTGGAGACGCTGCCAAGCGTTGTCCGAGAAGACCTGAGCGACAGCCTTCGGGCCGAGGTGATGATGGAAATTCCCGTCCCCGTGGGTCGGGATGTTGTTGTCGTTCAAGATCGCCACCGCGTTGATGATGTCCTGAAGGGTTAGCACGTCGGCAGCGCCGATCGCGTCGACCGAGGTCCCGCCGCCGACCCGATAGATCTCGGGAGCAGTCGAGGCCAGGATCGGCTGACGAGCCGCACAACCCACGGTCAGGGCTGCGGAGATGGTCAGCGTACCGGGGCCGAATGGAGCGGCTGCGGCGTCGGGGACAGCCGCGACGACGAGGCGGTCAGGCTCGGCGATGCCGGGGAACGAGATCGTGATTGGTGCCGCTGCCGACACCGCGGTCACGACGCCGTTGAGGAGACGATCGTTGAACCCGTTCATCGAGGCAACGTGCATCGTGAAGGCACCGATCGCGGCGACGGCGGTGCAGGCGGTCTGCCCACCGGAATATGCGCGGAACAGCGGGTCACGGGCAAGACGGTTCATGGTCTGCCCAGCATTCAAGCCGAGCTTTTTGACGTCCTGTATGAGCTTGGAGGCCAACGCCGCGCGGCTGCTCGGCATGTGGGTGTCGACGGCCTTACCGTACTGGTTCGCGGTCACGCTCCATTGCTCGAGGCCATAGGTCTCGGGCGTGGGGTCCGTGCCGGGAACGAGCGGGGCTGTGTCGACGGTCAGGAGGCCCGTGCGGGTCATCACCTTGGTCTCGCCCTCGTGGGCATCCCAGATCTCGGGCATCGCGTCGGCCCGATAGAGGAGGCCGGGGAACAGCGCGTCGTGGAAAACCTTCTGGAGGGTGTTGTCCTGGATGATTGCAGCGATTTCAGGGCTGAGTCCACCGAGAGATACGGCCATGGTTCGATCCTTCCTTGTTGAGTACCCGAGGAAAGTTGAACCCGTTCGACCGTTGCCGCCGTCGTCGCGTGGGTGGGTGTTCTTCCCGCTTTCGAGAAGATTACCACAAGGGCTGGGGTGCTAGTGGCGAGCGCCGAGCTTGGCCATGCGGGCCTCGAACTCCTCGGGCGTGGCTGTCATCGCGTCAAAGGGCTTGTCGCCGTCGTTCGGCTTGGGGTCAGGACCGCTCTTCGGATCAGCGGTCTGAGCTGGCTTGGCTTTCGGGTCAGCGGCGATCCCGAGGGCCACCCGTTCGACGGGGTCTGCCAGGAGGTCGTCGAGGAGCTTCACCTCGTCGAGCTCGGCGTCAGCGTCGGGGAGCAAGGACAGCGCTTGCTCAATCTTGAAAAACGCATAATCCGAGTTTTTGATCCCGCGCTCGGCGAGGAGTCCCGAAACGTGAGCCTCAATCCGCGATGCCTCCGCGGCTTCCTCGGCTGCGGTGACCTTCAACTCCGCAGCCGCCGTCAACTCCGCTTGAGCCGCCAAGTCTGTCTTGGCTTGCTCAAGCTCGGTCATCTCGGCTCGCTTGGCCTCCTCGGCCTCCTGAGCCCTCTTTGCCGCGTCAGCCTGGAATGTCTTGAGCGCTTCGGGGCTCTCGAACCCGTGCTCCTTCAGCGCGTTCGCCACGGCTGCTCGGCGAGCTTGTTCGAGCCGCTTTTCGAATGCGTCCTTGGGCATCGAAATCGTCGTCTCGACTGCCGGGTCCGTGGGCGGTACTGCCGGCGCTGGTACTGCCGGCGCTGGGGGCTCGGGCGCTCCTGTGGCGGCCGGGTCAACCGGGGGTGTCAGGTCTACTGTCATGGCGTGGTCCTCTCCTGGTGTTTGGGGGCGATGGGGGGCGACCTAGGAAACTTCGAAGGCCGCAGCCAAACGAGCGCCGATGCCGTCTTGAGCGGTTCCGACACCCGGGAAGGCGTAGTAACTGACTTCGGCGGTGCAGATGAAGCCAGCCTCAGCCGCGACGAAGTTGATGCCGAGGCCGTCGGTGGTGACCGAGCAGTCAGCCCCGGCGAGAGCTCCGGTGAGCGTCCCGCGGTAGTTGATGGCCTTCACGCCAGCGGTGGCGGCGGGGGCGATGAGCGTCGCGCTGACGATCTGGACAGCCTGCTTCGCGCCGAGGAACGTCCCGATGCCACCAGCGGTGACGGGGATGGTCTCGGTGACGAGGACGCCCTCGATGGGGACGAAAACCACGTCGCAAGCGGTGACGGCGTCAGCCGCGGCGAACTCGATCCCGCCGTTCTCGTCGACGGCGCACTCACCCGCGTTGGGGACGGTCTCCGATTCCACGACGTCCATCCAGCCGGTCACGCCGCCCGCGGTCGCCCAGCAATAAGAGATCGCCTTGGCAGGACGGGACGCGGTCGCGATGTGAGTCGCGGCGACGGCAAGGTGCTCGCTTCGGGGGAGCATCTCGAGGGCTTGGCCCATGAGGAGCAGGCGGTTGAGATCCGCGATGTTGACGGGATTCGCCTTGTCGAGCTCTGCTTTGATGGTAGATGCCATTTTCTGATTCTCCTTGTCGCCCTGTTAAGAGCGGCCGCCTGCAACGACGTCTACCGTCGCCGATCCACTGACTTGAGCCTTCGTCGGGGCTTGTGACCCCGTGTTCGGGAATTCTGAGAGATAGAGACCGTTGACGGCGATGTCCTGGCCCTGAGCGTCCACCGACGTCGGGGACGAGCCAGAGTCGAGGCCGAGGGTTGCCGCGCCGGTTCCTGTGATGGTGATCACGCCGAGCGTTCCATCGACCCCGGTGGCGATTCCGTCGATCCGAAGTTGGCCCGAGACCACTGTCGCTCTCGGGGTTGCGATCCCGGCGAGCGCGAAGGCCGCGTTGATGCGAGCCGCACATTGGGCGGCGGTCTGGTCGGCAATGAGGAACGTCGTAGTGGTCGTGACACCGTCGAGGACGACGATGAGCGTCTCTGCCCCGGCGAAGGCCGTCGGGAACGTGCCCGAGACGGCCTGAGTTGAGGCCGGGACGGCATAGAGTCGGAGTTGAATATCCGCGCTCGACCGGAGATAGAGCAGCGTGATTTCGGAGAGCTCGTCGAGGCAGTCGACGTCCTCGAAAGCGGCTCCAACGGCCCCGGCTGTCGCGACCGTGAACTGGCTGGTGATGACGGCGTCAACGAATTTCGAGCAGGATTGAACCTCGCTCGGGCCGAGAACGAGCGAGCGGAGCGTTTGCCCTGAAGCCGTCGCGCAGGCGTCCGACCTCACCATGAGCGTCCCTTGGGTCTCGATCGTCTTCGCCATGTCGGGAGAATAGCACGGGGACTAGGGCCTTCGCAGAGCCTCGCGCGGGTCGTCGAAGTCGGCCGCGTCGTCCCCGTCGAAATACCACTCGGGCGGATAGTGGCTTGCTGGATCGAAATCAGGGTCGAGGAGATGGCGGGTTTCGATGCCCATGGCGAGCGCCACCTCGTCGAGGAGCGCGGACGACATCGAGACCACGTAGCGCGTCGGGGAGAGTAGGTCAGAGCACCACGAGCCGGTCCTCTCGGCGCCAATGGTGAAGCGGTGGGCTCGAACCTTGTGGTGGCTAAGCCAGCGTCGGAGGTTGCGCTTGGCGATGCGGTGACAGGGGAGGTGATCGGTCACTCGCCAACCTTTGCGACGAGCCGGAATAGATACCAGCTAGCCTTCTTCAAATCCTCTGCCTCGTTCCCCTTGTGTGGAGCTCTGGCGATGTACTTGAGCACGTTGCCGGCGTGGAATCCGAGCCCCAGCCCCTCGATCGCGTCGATAACCTCCATGGTCCCCTGGTTGTAGTGATCGGGGTGGTCGACTGTTTCGGGCTGAACAAACAGCGTGCTGCTCGTCATGGTAGCGTCAGCGGGCGCCGATCCAAAGATGACGGGCTCCAACTCTTTGATCCGCTCGTTGGCTCGGTCCAACTCATCCATGTTCTGCTTTTCAATATCCTCAAGCCGCCTAACTTCGGCTCGCTCTATTACAAGCTCGGCCTCAAGCCCCTCGATCTTGCTGAACGCACGGTCGAGCCTCTCTTGGATTGGGCTGCGGCTGAGCCCCCCTGGTTTCGTCTCGTCGGGCTCGTTCTCGTTGGTCAGCGTTTGGTCTCGCAGTAGATTCATGCTCGCCTCGCCTTCCTGCCGGTTTCCCGGCTCAGAAAACTATACGTAGCGCTACATATTTTCTCAATGAGGCGGAGAAGCGGCAACGGTTCCGCCTGGTTGCGCGGGCGGGAAATTTCTGGCGTCGCGTCGATTTCTTGCTCTGGCGACGGCTGCGCGGCGTTGACGCTGGCCTGCCTGCCACTCGGCATTCCGCTCAAGCATGGTCCGTTGCTGGCTCTCGGTCATCACCCTGGAGCGTGGGGTTTCACTCCAGTGTGCTCGCCAGGGGATAATCGTTTCGCGGTCGTTTGGGCGCGCTGGGGGCCGCAAATAGTGACGGCCGGCCCCGTCGACGAAGTTCTCGTCTGTTTTCCGAATCTGCCCGTGGACGGCGATTGAATCGGCTGCGGTCCGATTGTCCATCATGGCGAGGATCTTCTTCGACATATCGGGGAAGTCCTGGCGCCCCCCTTCGATGCCGTCCAGGTTGACCATGTTTTGAGCTTCGGCTGTCTCGGTGCGAACAATCCGCCACGCCCAGTTCCGGTGACGGACGAAGAGGCCTTCGGGTATCAGCTCCTCCGAAATCCTCACCACCATATTCGGCTGAACCTCGACGGCTCGCATCGAGACCATCCCGCGAGGGCCGCCCATCCTGGTGAGCCGTCCCACTTGCTCGAATTGGCTGATTCCTTCGGCCATCCCCTGAGCCATGGATTGCTCCAGCCGGGTGATCATCGCCGACCCGTAGCGGTCAACGCTGGTGGCGTGACGGGCCAGCAATGACGGGCGAGTCCGCATGATCATCGTCTCGTCGACCCGGAGTGGACGGACCA